AAACCCAGAACATTATCGACCGCGGCCGGCTCCAGTTCGACGCCGGCGACACCGCGATCGCCCAGAGTTTCATGGCTATTCGCCGTGTAATGACAGATTCCCAGAAACACATAACCTACGCTGCTGGACGCCGCGGCGACACCGGGCATTCGGACATCGCCTGGGCAATTATGCATGCCCTGGCTAATGAGCCGCTTGAAGGCCCGGCCAGGCATGGCGGCAGCATGATGGAGATTTATTGATGAGCAACGGTAAATTCGAAGCGTTCACATTCGGTGAACCCACACCAGTGATGGATCGGTATGAAATGCTGTACACCGGATGCTGGGCAGCGGGTCAGGATTATTACGAACCACCGGTTGACCTAGGCGCACTGGCAAAATCATACCGGGCCACCGCACACCACGGCAGCGCGTTGCAGGTTAAGCGGAATATCCTTGTGAAGTCCTTCCAGCCAACGAAATACCTAAGCAGACAGGACTTTTCGCGCATGGCGCTGGATTACCTGGTGTTCGGTAACCTGTACGGCGAGATGATTACCAATCGCCTGGGTGGCTTGGTAAAGATCAAGCCGGTATTGGCCAAGTACTGCCGGCGTGGAATCAAACCTGAAACCTATTGGTGGGTGCACGGCTGGCTGCAGGCAGAAGAGTTTGCAGCGGGCAGCATCATCCATCTGATGGAACCCGACCTGGACCAGGAACTGTATGGTGTGCCCGATTATATTGGCTCGTTGCAGTCAGCCTGGCTAAACGAAAGCGCCACCCTATTCCGGCGCAAGTATTACAACAACGGCAGCCATGCCGGGTTCATCATGTACATGACCGACGCGGCGCAACAGCAGGGTGACATCGATGAGCTGCGCACCGCCTTACGCAACAGCAAAGGCCCAGGCAACTTCAAAAACCTGTTCATGTATGCCCCGAACGGGAAAAAGGATGGGCTGCAGGTAATACCGGTCAGTGAGGTGGCCGCGAAGGATGAGTTCTGGAGCATTAAAAACGCAACGCGTGACGACCAGCTGGCAGGCCACCGGGTACCGCCGCAGCTGATGGGTATCATCCCAACCAACAGCAGCGGTTTCGGGGACGCGGAAAAAGCGGCGCGGGTGTTTGCCGCCAACGAACTGGAGCCGCTGCAGGAGCGCATGCTGGAGATGAACGACATCGCCGGCAAAGAAGTGCTGAAGTTCAAGCCCTATTCCCTGGGCGAGCCAGTCACGCCCTAGCAGCCACCACGACAGACTTAACAGCCCGCCAAGCGCGGGTTTTTTTTCGTCCTGAATAAGCCATACGGGTGGGGATGCTCGCAGTGCCAGCGCGAACTCCCCCCCGCCTCCGGTTCTTGTATGCACTCCTGCCTTAATCCACACAGTATTTAAACGCCCCAACGGAGGCCCATAAGATGACGCAGGCTGATATATCCGCTTTCTTTTTTGTGGCAGCAGGGGGGCTTCGGAAAAGCGTAACAAACGTAACAAGGCGAAATAATGCCCTGCAGCCCGCGCCATTGCTCACTCCTCCTGTTACAAAAAAACGTAACACAGAGTAACAAAAACGTAACAGCATTGATTATAAAGGGTTTTTATTTTTAATAAGTTACGTTCATAAAGTGTAACAGCGTTACGTGTTCGTTACAGATTACTTGCCACTACTAACGATTATAGGTAATTGATATATATAGATAATAATAATACTGTTACATATGTTACGTTTGTTACTCCTTTCCGAACCCCCCCAACATTCTGAGGGAAACCGCCCAATACGCCTGCACGCACACGCGTACATCATCAGTGTCTCTCGCCTCACAATAAACGGATTCGATCGATTAACGCTGGCGTGTACGTTGCAGTGGCGAGCAGTGATGGTGCCGAAGTAGTTCAGATTTCACGTAGGAGCGTGCCCCAACAGAGTATTCGTAGGTTATTGACTCTAAAAGGACTGGCTTGAGCAAAAATAGGTGTCAAACAGGATTAAGATTGCAGTGTAGGTGATTCATTTGGCGTAACAAAGGGCTATAAGATGGAGCACGCTGCAACTCCGTTAACGCCGGTTCGATTCCGACCCGCGCCTCCATTTTTTCCTTTAAAATACAATGCTTTGCAAATGCCGTAATTTACCGGCGTATGTTTCCCTACACGATCCCTACAGCTTCCCTACTATCAACTGCTGATTTGGCGGTTTCTGACTCAGATTTCGTTGTGCTGAAGCGACTGCGGTGATCTGGTGTTATTTAGCGGTGGCGTTGGTATGCCCAAAGCATCATTCACCTGGCGCAACTGGCAGTGAAGCTGATACTTGGCCTCTGGATCAGTCTCTTGAGCCATGGCCTTGGCGAGCTTGTGACCCTGTTCGTGCAGTATTATCAGGTACTTAAACTTTCCATTGTCTTTTATGCGCTTGGTCACCTGCTCGATCGGCTGTACCTGGCTGGCCTGCTCCTCAAGCATTGCACGGGTGTGTTCCTCGACTTTAATGAAGTATTGGCGGACACGGCGGCCAATATCCGTTTTTTCTACCATCGCCAGTTCTTTTGCCATGCCTATTGTAAGCTGATATTCAATAGGAGCTCTGCCGTTTGGGGTTTTACTCAAATTTGAGTAAAAGTCCAAACCCTCAACGAAGCCATATTCTTTCACCCGTCTTGAGATCCAATCGTTGAATCGGGTCTCCACTTGCAGCGCCTCGTGAAGCTCTCGAGCGTCACAAAATTCAGTTTTATGCCCATGATTCTGGCCTGGAATTATCGCTATAGCGTTATTGAACGGACTACTGATCTGTTTCACAGCCATTGTGCTGGCGCCTCCTGGCGTAATGGATAACTTACTCACTCTTTGCGCAGTGATTTAAGCGTGGAACGGCTGCGCTCTGGCGGCCGGATTAGGCGATAGTGGTTCCTCATGGCTTCGGTTTCGTGGCCGCCTTTGTTGTTCTCGCCTTGGGACACGAACTCGTCGGTTAAACCTTTCTTGCGCAAGTCTCGCAACTGGTACTGCCCTTTATAGCCAGCGTCCTCACCAGCTTGCGCCCAGCACCCCTGCATAAATCGATGTTTCACCGGTTGGGTGCGGCTGCGCATGTCGAAGTAGCGCGGATAAACCATCAGATACGGTGAGATGATGCCCTGCTCTCGCTTCCAGTTGCGGAACCAATCGACCAGCTGGCGCAGTTCGGTGTTCATTTCAAGAAGAATACCAACGCCGGTTTTGTGACGGGAGAAGGTAATTTCTCCAAATTCGCCCCCATCATCGTTTATCTGGGTTTCCTTGAGGCCGAAAACGTCAATGGGTTGCTGGCTCATCATGTAAATCAGGTCGCAGATTTTTGCTCGCCAGGCGCCGTCGTGTGTTCGGCGGTTCAGCTTGTGCACCAGCAGGTGTTCGGTGATGGCCACGTACACATCGTCGGGTATCAGCACTTCGCGCTTTGGTTCGACTGCTTTCTGGATGTCGGGAATGGGGTTTCTGTCGATCACGCCATCTTGAATGGCATGGCCAAATACCCTGGATAAGGTATTGCGCAGGCCATTGTAATGGGTTGGTTTGGTTAGCCAAGGTGACAGGAGTTTGCGTACTTTGCGAAGAACGTGGGGATCGCACAGGAAGAACTGGCAATCGTCGCTGGCTACCAGCTGTTGAGCGTCGGCTGCGTAATCGGTGCGGGTTGCCATGGCTACGGGCCTGCCACGATTGCGGCCCCGCTGGCTTAATACGTGGCAATCGCCCCAGATAACACTGCCTTCAGATAGTTGATGGCCAAGCACCGTTGTGCGCCACTTGTCCAAGTAGGATTTTAAGGTTATTCGCTTTGCAGCCTCGGCTGGTCTTGTAATCGCAAGGCTTCCAGCCAGAAGATCCGCTTCAAAATCGTTTCCGGTTTGCTCCCACATTTGCTGCAAGATGGCCCACCGGCGCACAGCCATTTGCCTTTCCCGGGTTTTCAAGCTGCCCTGCTTTCGCGTAGCCGGATGCCGGACGAAAAAAACGCCGGTGCGGGCATCAATGTAAAGACCGGGGTAACGTTCAAGCCACTCCCGGTCTTTTTTCCTGCTATTTTTTGCCATTCTATTGCAGCTGATAGGCTAGATTTTGAAGGAAACCCAGCTCTTGGTTGCTCTCTGGCAATCCTTTTAGCCGGCGTTCCATTGTCTCGAAATACGTGTCCAGGTCAATTCGCCACCGTCGACCGTCGCGGAAAGCTCCCGGGATGTCCGGGCAGCGGTTGCGTATGGACACCAGCGAAGGCGGCTGTTTGTCGTCGCAGTAAACAACATCGATGAATGTTTGAAGGCTGACAGGTCTCATCTGGCTGCTTCCTCCCTTCGTGCCTGCCTGCCCTGCCAACGCAAAAAATGCGACTTTATGTGGCGGTACCGGGTAGCGGCGGCCAGGTTGTGGTCCAGCTCGGCGCGGCTGGCGATATTGCATGCAGTGACGATCAGATCCCGGGCATCTTCTACAGTATGGGTGCCATCGGGAATTTTTACTCCCGCTTTCACGCTTTGCGCTCTGTCCAGGTAGAGCCGGAACTCTGGATCTTGGCAGAGCATGGCTGCGGATCTAGCCAGGTGGCCGCCTTTTTGTTCAGGCATGTCGCTGGCTCCATTTTTCCCGTTCAGCCCCTATATTCATAGCCGCGCTATTCTGAATTGCCGAATCTTTATCGGAAACAGGAGAGTTGTCTCTGCTATACGAGCCAATATTCAATGTTGAAAAAATTAAATTCATGTCAAAACAATAGAACCACATCCCTACTCTGCTCTTAAGTCTTACCATTTTTTGGTTGCGTGACTTTCCTGAAACATTACCCGAAGATAACGCGCCATAATTTCTAGCTGCCAAGCATACTCGCGTTGCTGAAATGCCAGGAAATATTTTGAACAGAGCTTCCGAATTGAGACAGGTTAACCTTACTCCTTTAATCGTTCTTATGACCCCATGGCAATTAGCCGGCAGATTTCCCATAAGCGGATTAGCGTCAAGATCAATTATTTTTAGTTTTTCATTACACGCAGTGAATATATCTTCAAGAATTCTCAAGTCTTCAACTGGATTTATGCCATTCGCTTGGCTCGTAGTTTTAAATGCAGGCCTATAAGCGGGCCCAGGCACATACCGTTTAGGTGTTGAAATGATGACATCTTCTGGAAATAGCTGATCGGGTTTGCGCTCAAGCGCGGGAGCTTCCATTCCCATATAGCTAAAATTATCAGAAGAGTCCTCAAAAAAAACACCTTTAAAAGGCTTATAGCTCGCCTCTAAAAATCTGATTCCAGGGCCTAAAAAGCCAGCAAAAGTGTCATCGGTTGAAGTTCCGACCAAGACGCCGGTAACAGATGAGTTTAAGTCTGAACTATCTTCTAAGCACACCCCGCTTGCCATCATCCAGTGTCGAATGCCGCTCATGTATCTGGTCAGCTGCTCTAAATTTATAGAGCCGACCCTCTCACGCTTAAGCTCATAAATAATTACATGTGGCCTGCCTGTGTTTTGATGAATGCCGAAACAAACAAGATCCGGCCGCCCATAAATTCCCAATGAAACCTGTTTGAAAAACTGTGGGCGCTCCATGGGGCAATAAAAGCCCCGCCCAACCATTTCGATTATGTCGGACTCACACCCAGAAAATATTATTTTTTCAATCTCTTTTTCGAGGAGCATTACTGCACCTCCTTCAGCTCAACATCAACCCGATTGTTGTTGGCTATCAGTTGGTCTTCCAGAAATTTCTTCCGCTTCTTATAAAACTCCTGACGCCATGCCAGCGCTTTTTCGCAGGCTTCTTGATAGGTGTCGGCGTAGATCCAGTGTGTGGCGTAATAGCCCCATGACATGCTGTGCGATCCATCCTTTATGTTTTGCGGTACCGGCGTTGCAAACTTAACCAGGAAGCCGCTTTTGTCGTTGTCCATCAGGTGATCGAATATCAGCCCGGGGTCGTCCAGATCGTAAGGTGGCTCTATTCCGATAGACTCCCACAAGGGCTCGGGGTCTTCTTCCATAAAGGCTTCTGTTGCTATACCAGGGAATGAATCCTGCGCGAGCATAGTGGCCAGATGAATGATTACTTCTGCCTTGATACTTCCTTCAAACATGCTTTCGATTGTTTCGGTTTTCATAATGCCATCCCCTGTCTTAATTCGTGGTTCTGATAAAACGCCTGGGCTTTATTCGCTATGCGCTTGTGCCGGCGCCGGTAAACTGTGTTTTCTTTGACGCCGTGCCGGCTGGCTATGGTTTTAATCCGGTAGTTCGGCATTTCGTTGGCCTTGGCCAGGTGGTATTCGCGCCGTAACCGTTGAATTTCTGAGTTCTGCCGGGCTGTTCGGCACTTCAGCTGTTTTGTTTCTGCTATCCAGATGGCAGTGGTGCTTACAAAAAACCGGTCGGCGAGTACCTGGAGCGATCGCTGCCGCAGGTAAGCCAGCCAGTATTCGCGCTGGTCCAGATCAGTATCTATGCTCATTTGGCCGCTGATGGACGTGACCTTGAAAGTCTTCTTTTTAGCGGTCACCTCGTTCCTCCAGAATTTTTAAGGCACGGCGGGCATGCTTGCTTGCGAGCTTGCGCAGGGTTTTGTGCTCGCACCCGTTGCAACCGGAAAGGCACCACCAGTTGAAGATGGCTGCAACCCGCTGCAGGCAATCCGCTGGACGCTTTTCTGCCAGGTTGCCCAGATCGATGTCTGCGTCAGACACTGACTGGTTGAACTCAGGTGGGGTTTTGATGCTCATGCCACCACCTTCTTAATCTCAGCTTCAATCCGCTTGTTGCAGGCTATCAGGTGGTCCAGGTAACGAATGAAGGTTTCAATTTCTACCATTCGGGCCTGATATTCTTCTCTGCACCGTTCAACCGCAAACCAGTCGTAGAAGTCCAAATTAATACGGATAGTCGCGAGCCGTTCAGGCAACTCGACTTCTTCGTTGTAAAGGGTGTTCGCTGGCATAACGTGAAAATCAAAGCCTTTGCAGTGGGGGCTGACACTCGCATGACACTGAACCAGGTCCCGGCGGTTTATAACCATGCCTTGCAGAAAAATCTCTTCCATAGCCAGGTAAAGGTTATCGGTCATCTGTTCTGTTGTTAGCGTCTGATTTTCCATTGTGATCTCCCTAAATACCGCGTGTTCGTTTTTCGTGTTGCAGCGCTGCATGGCAATCAATTCGGCCTGGGCCGTTGCGGCAGATTTCCACAGCGGCTTCCAGGGATTCCGCTGTTCCCCACCAGGTGGGGCGATCCCATGCGCCGCCATCTAGGCAGTGCACCCAGTAGGCGGTTTCGTCGCCGCGCTGGAAGGTTTCGATGTAGGGCCGGCACCACCAGAAGTGGTGGCTTTCTGGCCGTTCGTCGTTTGGTGTGACTGAAAACCCATCGGGCAAGATTGGGTCCAACGCGTAGCCGTCTTTCACTGTGTGCACCTGTTTCTGGGCAATGGCCTCAATAACGTCTTCCTTTAGTGCAACGGTCATCGCGCCTTCCAGAAGATAAAGCTCTGGCAGGGTCAGTTCGTCTGTACGCTCCATCAGGACTTCGAGAATGCTCAAGGTCTGTTGGAGGTGGCTGCTGTTCGTGGTCATCGGTTATCTCCAGCTGGCCATTCGGCCCTGTGCTTATCGGTAGTTTCGGTTTTTCGCTTCCAGCAGATGCTGGCACTCCACACAAGTGGGGCACCCTGGCAGGGCTTCGCGCCTGGCTTCGGATATGGGCTCGCCGCACTGTTCGCAGTCTGGGTCTGAGCTTATATAGCTGTTCAGTTCCAGCTGGTTGCGCAACGCGGTTTCAAGGGATTGCTCGATGTAGGCGTCGGCAACGTCGGCTTTATCGGCCATCGTTCAGGTACTCCACGGCTTCCGAATTCAGGTCGGTAGCGGGCACAAGCCGCACCATGCCGGCTTCCATACATGCCGCGGCCTGCTCGATGCTGTCGAAAACCAGCACCATGGCCACGTGGTGGTGCACACGGCCGTGGTCTTGGTTGATCACTGTCAGCTCGCCAATGTCATGCAGGCGGGCGGCTGGCGCTTGTGGGGTTGCTACTGCTACTGATGGGTTCATAACGTTCTCCATGTGGTTAGGCTTCAGCTTCAAAAATCCAGCAACGCACGGTGGCGCTGCCCAGTACGTTGCCTTCACGGCGAATGGCGCTTCGCACGGTGCGGCTTGAATCAATGAATTTGCGGCTGCGGCTGGTTTTCAGGTGCCGTTTTAGCTCGGTAATGGGCGGAATACGCAGCTTGGATTCAGCGCAAACCTGCTCGAAATGCTTCAGGTTGACGGCGATCAGGCTGTCATCGTCGTAGTGGTTCAGGGTGGCGTTGCTGCTCTGGCCTTCGATGTAGTCGTAGGCCTCCCAGAATTCCTGAACCATGGGGTGGTCGGCGTTCACGGCGGTTTGCCGTTCGATGGCCATGCCCTGCACCATTTCACGGGCGGGTTCCAGGTGGCTTTCGGGTAGCAGCTGCAGGCCGTCTGGGCCCAGGCAGTCCAGCAGCGCCATAATCTGGCTGTGGTTTTTCGCTATCCGGTGAATGCGGATGTCTGGCAGCTCGGAAAGCGCTTTTTCATAGATGGGGGACCGTTCGCAAATAATCCGCATCAGCGAGGCTTCAGCCGTGGCAGCCTGCAGAACGAAGCCGCTCACCTGGTCCATAGGTGTGCGCTCCAGGCGTTCGGCCAGGGCCTTGGTGATTTCGCTGTGGCCCTGGCGCGTTACGTTCAGGTGCACAATCCGCTGCAGCACGGCATCGCTTGCCGATACCTGGGCGTTCTGGCTGATCACCACGGCGCCACGAAACGGGGGTTCGTAGGTGTCGTTGCCGCCGTTCTTCATGCCACGGCTGCGAACAGACCGGCCGTTGTAAGCGGTTTTCAGTTCGTCCCAATCAAACTGGCGCTGTTTTCCGCCGGCGCCGTCCTGGTCCCGATCGGATTCGATCAACACTACCGGCAGGTTGGACACCTGGGCGAAGTTACGGGCCCGGGCTGCCAGCGTGGCTTTGCTGGGGTCGAAGCCTTCGTAATCCTGCCGGCCAACCAGCTTCCACAGGAATTCAATCAGAGTGGATTTACCGGACCCGGCCTCGCCCACTATTTCTATGAACGGGAAAGACTTGTGCGCCCGCCGGATTTGCTCCGCAAACAGGCTGCCCAGCCAGTAAGCCAAAGCAATCACACCTTTTGGGCCAAAGCAGTTGGCCAGGTCTGATGCCCAGCCGTGCTGGTAGTCGGCCCGGTTGCTGTTGATGGTTAGCGCCACCGACTCAGACAGCGTTTTCACGCTCATGCGGCCGATGTCGTAATAGTCCTCATCGTTCAGTTCGTAAATGCTGCCGTGGCTTACGGCCAGTTCTGGAAATACCCAGGTTTCGTGTTCTTTGCTGTAACCAATGAAATCGATGGTTTCTACGGTTTTAATGCCGCTGATCTGCTGTTTCAGCAGGCGGTCTAGCTGCTGGCTGCTGCCGGTCCATACCGCACCAGGTGCAACACTCAGAAGGCGCTTTTTGAATTCACTGGCGCTGGCCAGCTGGCCTCCACTGAACGTGTTTTTTACCGGCCGGCCATCGTGTGGGAATTCAACGCGGGTGTAGTACCAGCTTTCATCCGTTACTTTGTTGGCCAGGTAATACAAAAAGCTGACGTGGCTGTTGGCAATTTCAGAAACGGCGTTGCACTGGTCCAGCGCTCTGTCGCGGATTTCGCGATCGGTCAGGGCTTCGCTGGATTCTTCCAGGTCATTCACAGCTTTTTGAAATTCATCCATGTTCAGGCGGAACCAGAACAGGCGGTTGCCGTAGTCGAACGGGAAGTCGCGCTTACCGGTGTGGTTGAAAATGTGGGTGGCTTTTTCGCCAGCGCTGCGGGCGATAACCAGGTCGCCCTGGTGCCGGGGCTCTTTTGTTAGCAGCTCGCCGTCTTCGCTGACCAGTTCACCGCGCTGCCAGGCGTCGTTCCAGTCGCGCTTTTCTTTGCCCACCGGGGCGATAACAGCGGCGCCGATCAGCCAGCCCGCGGCGCGAGATATGCGGGCAAATTTCTGGACATAACGAACGCCGGCGCTGTCGCCGTCTAGTGCCCAGATTAAACGCGGGGGTTTGTTGCCAGCGGCTTCGCACAGCTCTGAAACCTTTTCCAGGATCTTCTCGGGGTAGTTATTGCAGCTGAACGCAGCAACGGCAGCAATGCCTGCGTGGTACAGCGCGATAGCGTCAAAAATGCCTTCCACAATCCACAGCTCAGTTACCTGAGCAAGGTCCAGCCCGGGTGGAACCCATGCCTGGCCACGAAAGTTTGCACCGTTGTTGAAGTGGGCTTTCATCTTGCCGAAGCGGTCCGGCTTATCAATGATGCGCTCCCAGTAGTCGCGATCGTTGATGGCAAAGCGAACGGTGGCAGAAGAAATATTGCGATGGTGATCCCAGTAGGTTTCCTGGCTGTACCAGCCTTGAACCTTGTCCAG